TTTTGCTGGTTCAAACGCTCAGAACGAAGCAATGGCAAACGGTTACGTTGGCACAATTGCTGGTATCGACGTTTACCAAAGCTATCAAGTTGGTAGCGATGGCGGCACAGGCTGGAACGGTCTAGTGTTTGGTGCAGACGCAATGCGTATTGCAATGTTCAAGAACGTTGAGCTTGAAGTTCAGCGTCGTGCATCAGCTGTTGGTAACGATCTTGTTGCTAACCTCCATGCAGGTGTTGGCTTGGTCGATCCAAACCGTGGTGTTATCATTACATCAGAAGGATTCTAATTTAAGGAGGGCTGAAAGCTATGGCATTCAACTATGACGGTTTAGACTTTTTAAGTTTTGCGTTATACGCTGACGTGACTCAGCGAGACAGCCGACTCTTTGAAAGTAACGAAGGCCTAACTGAAGCGGTGGTAAATGAATTGTTAGAGTTGAGCAGTCAACGAATTCTAGGTGAGATCTCTGCTAGTGATTGGTGGAGAGCTTATGTTCGCGAAGTTGCAAACATCACAGATCCTAGACTAGTTCCAGACGTCAATCCTGACAACATTGATGCAAGAGAGCAAGCATTTAAAGACCTAAACATCTATAATGTGCTAGCCGACTACATCTTACCACGCATTGCTGATTTTGGCAACGAAACCAGCAGTGAAGTTGTAAAGATCAAACACTATACTGATCAATACAATCGCTTATTACAGGAACTAGCCGAAGCTGGTGACTGGTATGATTATGATGGGGACGCTACAATCGAATATAACGAAAAGCAACCCAGCCGCATCAACCTAGTGAGGATAAGATAATGCGTAGCACTCTTCTAGCCTATCTTGGTAGTAACTTAACTGGCACAATCTCTGTCAGCACAGAACAACCTTGGGAGGAAGGTGATAACCCACTTTACTTGAAGAATATGAAACGTATCTATCTTGCGGAACCTGACAGTGAACAAGAGGAGTTAATCCCCGTGTTAAATGCTTCAGGTATTAATCAAACAGTTACAACAGTTCGAGGCTTTTTGGCAGTCGATGCTAAAAATAGATCCTCTGATCTCGATAATGCATTAACGGTTTGTGCTCAGGCACAAGCAAATATAGACTCTTTTAGAAAAGAGTTTGACTATACTACTTCATTAGAGGACGATGTTCTCTTATATGAATTAGAATATAGATTTTATAACATCTAATAGGAGAAGCTAAAGATGGCATATATCAACGCAGCCTCAAGTGCAGACTTCGTTCGTGTGCTAGTTCGTGTAAACGACGGCACAACGCCGGTTGAAGCAGACTTCCACGCAAGTGGAGTTGCTACTGCTGACACTCTCGAAGTTCCTGCATTACAGGACATCACAATCACCAACACTCCATCTACATTCAGATGGAAGCAGTTGGACACCGCTTCTGAGTATGTTGTTACTTCAGTTTCAACCAACTCAATTAGTGGTAACCTAGTTCTCGACCCAGACACTTTCTTTGGTGCAAACCCAGGTGGTGGCGAAGCCGATGACGAAGGCGTATTCAACTTGTCAAACGACAAGATTAAAATTGACTTCCTAATTGGTCTATCTGGCCTTTCAACAAGTGACAGATATATCATGGGTAGTGGTTATTTCTCAAACGTGGCTCCAGCTGTATCAGCTGATAGCCCAATTTGGGTATCACCAATTGGTATTGAAGTAGACGGTGACTACACCGCTGGTTCAGCTACCTAATAATCCATAGGCAGTCTCCATGCAGGGAGGGAGTTCGAAAGGGCTCTCTCCCATTTTGTATAAATAAACATAACATGATTTGAGGAGCTCACATGATTTTCGATGATAAAACCCAAGAAGAAATTTTACAAAGCCTGATAGCTGAGGCAGCTAAAGCTGTTGCAGAGATTCGCTGTGCCAAGAATGATCTTGCACAAGCGGACACACGATTGAAGTTTTTGTTAAGTGCGTTAAATCACACTAAAGATAAGGAGATGAAGTAATGGCTATTCAGTTAAACAAGTTGGCAGCAAAGCCACAATTGATGAAAGTTGTCTTAGACACAGACGACATTAAAGAAAAGTATGGTGATAGTTTAGAGTTTTATATCTATGATCGCCTACAAATGAGCGAGTTTATTGGCATCGCCACAATGCTAGAAGCAAATTACGGCGAAGCATTGGTTAAACTGGAAACTCTTATCCTAGATGAAAAGGGCCATCCAGTAATGAAAGATGGTATGGTATTACCACCAGATGTAATCACAGGAGCGATTACAAAGATTGTTGAACAGTTGGGAAAGTAACTAGCGAGGAGATCCAAGAAGATAGTAGTTTGTTAACTCATATCTTAACAATAGACTCGATGGCGGAACGATATGGGCAACTACCGAGTAAGGTATTAACAGAGGCAACAACTACTGATCTCTTCATATTTGATGTAGCAGTTAGCTATCGTAACGAGGTAAACAGACGAGAAACAGTAAAGTCAGGCGGCCGTGTAGACCCTGCAAAATATGATTTAAAGCAGTTACAGAAAAAACTGGAGGACTTCAAAAATGGGAATGAAGATAAAAATCGAAAGTAAGCAGATAAAGAAGTTGGCCTCACTTGCTCGAAAAGAAATAAGAGCCGCACAAGAGCAGGCATATTTCTTTTGGAAAAGAGAAACACCTTATCGCACTGGCAACGCTCGTCGCAAGACAACCTTGAATAAGAATCGAGAAACTATTACAGCAAATTACCCATATGCTGAAAGGCTTGATGAAGGTTATAGTAGCCAATCGCCCAAGGGCATGAGTCAACCCACTGCTAAATTCTACGAGAGAGAAATCAGTCGTAGGTTTAGAAAATTAGGAGGAAGATAATATGGCTAGTATTAACGCTGCCTTAGAACTGGACACTAAAAAGTTCCAAGATGGCCTTCGTCAAGCCGGTCAGGCCACAGATAACTTTACTAATAAAGTAAAGCGCAGTAGTCAAGATGCTGGTCGCAGTTTTGACCAAGTAAGTTCAAGGATTGGTGCTGTTAAAACCGCACTTGCAGCCATTGCAACTGGTGCTGGTATCTCCAGCATTGCCAATGTAACAGCAAGGTTTGAAGACCTTAGAACATCATTAGGCACAGTATTTGGTGGTGCAAATGCTGGCGCACAAGCATTCAAAGCAATTCAAGATCTCAGCACACAAACACAATTTGGTGTTGAAGAACTAAGCAAAACATTTATCAAGCTAGGTGCCGCAGGCATCCAGCCAACACAACAATTATTAAAATCATTCACTGATGCGGCTGCTGTTACCACTGATCAAATTGGCAGCTTAGAAGCTATCACAGACTTGTTCTCAAGAACAACAGCAGGTGGCTTAGGCTTAGAAGACCTCAACAGACTTGCTGACAGAGGTTTGCCAGTATTTGATATCTTAAAAGAAAAATTAGGCCTAGGTAGACTTGAACTTACTAACCTTGGACAGTCAGCCAAAGGCGCACAAGTTATTCTTGACGCACTAGGTAAAGGCATTGAAGAACGCTTTGGTGGTGCAACAGAAGCTCGCTTAAAGAACCTAAGCACACAGATGAGTAACTTTGGCATTGCTGTTACCAATGCTCTTAATACTATTGGTCAAGGAGCAGGCTTTGGTGCATTAATTGAAGATGCAACAAATGTAATTACCAGCAATAACTCATTAGCAGAATCATTTGGTCAAACCCTAGGCAGTGCAGTTAACGGCCTACGTAGTCTATTACAAGTTTTAGCTGAAAACTTTGACACACTTAAAGCCGTAATGGGCGGAATCATTGCTGTTAAAGTTGCTGGTTATATCCGAGGCATTGCTCTAGCAGTTAGAGTATTAACAGTAGCTATTGCGGCAAACCCATTAGGCGCACTAGCCACAGCCGCAGTTGCACTTATTGGCTACCTAAGTGTTGAAAATGGTCTTGGTCGAACAATGGCGCAGTTATATGCTGTTGTTGACAAACTAGGAGGAATGTTCTCCAAGTTAGGTGTTTACTTAAAAGACAAATTTGGACAAGTAATCAACTGGATTGCTGACAAGTTTGCCAGCATGATTCAAGTGTTCATTGATGGTTACAACAAAGTAGCCAAGTGGACTGGATTGTTTGATGAAATTAAAATGACTGGTGAAGAACTAACATCAAGCATGAAGGACCTTGCTGGTGATGGGTTTGTCTATGTTGCTAGTAAAGCAGACGAACTTGCCACAGCAATTAAGAATGCTGTTCCAGAATCAGTAAAAAGCTCAATGTCAGACCTACACGAAACAGTCAAAAAGGCTGGTCAAGAGTATGACAAGCAAGCCGAGGCAGCGAAAAAAGCCGGTCAAGAAATTAAGAAAACATCAGATATTGCCGCAGGCTCTGTTACTGCTGGTGGTGTTACAGTAAAACCAACAGCTATTCCACAATTACCTGAAAGAAAAAGCCAGGTTACAGAAATCAACAAGGAAGTTGAAGCCTTAAAACGCAAGTTTGAAGAAGAAAAGAAACCATTAGACCAACTAATCAAAGAGGCTAACCAGCGTAATGCATTAATTGGCCTAAGTGAAAGAGCTAGAGCAGTTGCTGAAGCTAATAATCAGTTTGAAAAGCAACGAGAAACAATCTTAAATTCAATTAACAAGCAAATTGCCGAACTTAATGCAAAAACATTGAATGCAAGCAAGGAAGTTAAAGGAGTTTACCAAGATCAAGTTAATGAATTACAAAAGCAAAAAACAGCTATTCTGGCAGCAAGTAATGCACTTGGTGTTCTTGCTGGTAAAGCTGTTGATCTTAAGAATCAATACGCTGATGCTAATGCCGCAATTAGCCGAGGTCGTGCATTACTTGCTGAAGAAGCTGATATTAAAGCTCGCATTGCCGGTATTACTGCCAGTGGCACAGGTAAAGCACAACTTGAAAACGAATCACGCCTAAGAAGTGCTGTTAATGCTGAATTAGACAAGCAATTAGAGCGTGGTAACAAAATTAAAGTTGGTAGTGCAGAATACAATGCAATCCTAGCCAAACAACGAGAACAATTAGAAGGTGTATTCAATGCTAACGTAGCACTTGCTGGCGCTGAAGAAGCAAGACTTAGAAAGCAGTTTGAATTAACCACACAAAACCAAAAAGCCACAGAACTATTGCGTTTAGAGTTTGAAAAGAAAGGCCTAACTGCCACTGCTGATGAAAAGATTATTCTAGGCTTAGAACAGCAAAAGACAGCAATGGTTGAAGCTGAAATTCAAGCACGTAAACTACGCAATGCTTATGATCCAAGCCAGTTCGCTGATATTAAAGAGGCAGTTGATGCGAGCTTTAATCCTATTATTGAAAAGACCAAAGAAAACCAACTTGTAGCAAGAGAGTGGGCAACTGGTTGGAAACAAGCATTTGCTGAATATGTTGATAATGCCAGTAACGCCGCTAATTCTGCCAAGAGTGCATTCCAAACTGTAACAACTAACTTGGAAAATGCCATTGTTAACTTTGTTAAGACTGGTAAGTTCTCATTCAAAGACTTTGCCAACAGTGTTATTGCTGACCTTGCACGTATTGCTGCCAAGCAAGCAATCATTGGTATTGCTAAACTGGCATTTGGTGGCTTCTTTGCTGATGGTGGTAATCCACCAGTGGGCATGCCAAGTATTGTTGGTGAGAAAGGTCCTGAAATTTTCGTGCCACGCACAGCAGGAACAATTATCCCTAACGATCAAGCATTTGGCACAGGTAGTGCCTTAGGCGGTGGCGCACAGTATGTTACATACAACATTAATGCCACAGACGCAATGAGCTTTAAACAACAACTGGCACGAGATCCAGGATTTGTTCACGCAGTAGTCGAACAAGGGCGTCGAGCAACACCACAAAGGATAACACGATAATGACAAATCCATTTGATCCACAGTTAGGCAATAGAACTAATTCCTTTCCCGTCTTTTCAGACGGAAAATATACCACCATTGGCAAGGATGGCTTCACAGGCACCGAAATGCAATTACTTGTTGATACTGCACAGAATATTGAATTTAATCATCTCGGTGTAGTAGCACAAAGTGTAAGTCGTAGTGGTAGACTTTATACACAAAAACGAAACTTTGCCAAACCTTGGAGTTTCAAAATTACACCAAGCCCCGTGTATCCATGGCAAGGTTGGAGAGATGAATTTGAAACAATTTGGAATAAAGACAAAGATGGCGAACATGCTATTCGAATGTTAACACCAGTTGATTATTCACCAAATGCTAGCGTTTATGCTGGTGAATTTGATCCTTTTGTATATAGAGGAACCGCCGCTCGATCAGAATACATCTTCGCCGGCGATGGCGATGCATGGGGTGGAAGATCATACGAGGTATTAGATGATGTAACAATCACAGCTATTGATGGAAATACTATGACCATTGATGTTACCAATGTTCCCATCAATACTTGGATACTTAAACGTGGTGATCTCATTCAGCCAGCTGGTCGAACAGCAGGCTTAAACAGACCTTATCGTTATCCATATGTTGTAGTTGATATCATTAATGACACGGGTGCTGTTAATTCGTTTAATAAATTCGCAGGCGAAACCGTCAAATATGTAAAATTAAACAGAGCATTCATTGCACAAACTTATGATCCAATAACAGACACAGTAGACAGTTACGATCCACTGAGTTCCGCCACTGATCAGAATAAGTTAATAGTTGGCGGCACATGTCTGTTCTACGTAAAAGTAACAAAGTTCCCTGAAGTTAGTTGGGCTCCCGGCAAGATGATTACCTTCAATGGTGACTTTGAACTATTGGAGAACATTGTCTAATGGCACAGAACATTGCACCAGTAAGCCGTCCAGGTATTCATTATGGAACACTTGTAGAACTAACAATTATGGTTGTTGTTCCTGACACTGATCCAGTTGAAAGAATGCCCTTTACACTTTACTTGGCAGACACTGCAACTGACGTATGGGACAATAACTATCCCAATGTTACGGTCACAGACATTGCCACAGACTTATTAACAACTTCAGCAGATCACAGACTAGCTGTTGGTGATAGAGTTACTATTGCTACAACAACTAATGGTATCACTGAAGGTGTTGATTACTATGTTAACTTGGTGCCTAGTGCAACAACATTTAAAGTTGTTGACAATCAGTTTAACTTTGATCCAGGCAATACCAGTAACACATTTACAAGTGGCACCGAGTTGTCAATTGAACTAGATGTTGACAAGCGTTATGCGGCCGCTGGCGGTTTCTTGTCAATCTCAGAAGTGCAAAATACACTAGAAACTACTAACAGTGAAATCTCAGTTCAACTAAGTGCTATTAACCCTGCTTATGTTACAGCAATCTTAGGTAGCCCAATTAAGGGTGGTGAAATTAAGATTAAGCGTGTGTTCTTTGACTTGTTTAATGGACAAGTAGATGTTGTTGATGATGTTCAGCAGATCTACACACGATTCAATGGCTTTGTTACTAACTTTAGTCTCAGTGAAACAATTCCACAATCACGTGATGAATCAATCAGTTATGTAATTACTGTTATGTGTTCAAGCATTGTTGGTGTTATACAAAATAGACTAAGTGGACGCAGAACAAACAATAATTTATATCGAGATGACTATGAGGAATTGGTGTTTAGTGATTCAGGTTATACAGCAGAACACATTGCAAAAGATTCAACATTTAATCGCATTGAAACACTAGTTAATGCAAGTTTCGACTTTGGAAAACCAGCATAATGGCTTATAGAATAGAGTTAAATGTCAATATAGCAGAACAACTTCAACATGTGATTGTTAATCAAGCAGTGGATCACATGAGCATAAATCATCATGAAGAAGTTGAAATGACTGAATATGGTATTGCTCTTGAAATGGATTGGGACACAATCCTAGATCTTGAACGGCAAGGTGTGTGTTCAGCTATTGCAGTATTTGATGATGATAGACCAGTAGGTTATGCATTATATCAAATACAACCAATGTTGTTCTACCGAGGACTTACAATGGGTGTATGCCATGCATTATATGTTGACCCAGAACATCGCAAAGGATCAATTGGTCTACGTTTAATTGAAGCATTAGAACAAAAGTTAAGAGATATGGGGGTTGCAATGGTATTTCATCATACAAGACCAGCCGCACCACAATTAGATCGTTTGCTTGAGCGAAAGAACTATCGAGCAACTTCACAAAGTTATGTGAAACTGTTAGGGAGACGAACATGAAAAAGATTTTTGGATTAATTCTAGCAGTATTAGCCGGAGTATCAATTACTAACCCAGCACATGCAGGACCAGCCGTATTCATTGCCGTTGGAACATTCTTTGGTTTCGCCGGCACTGCCGCATTGATTGTTGGTGCCCTTGTTGTTATTGGCGGCCTAATGGTTGTCAGTGCTTTAATCAACAAAGGATTTGGTAAAGACCAAGGAGCGGCAGCAGGAGCAGATCCAGGCGGGCGTGTTCAAACAAACCCAGATACAAAATATAAAATTCCAGTGTTATATGGTGAATCATTTGTCAATAGTGCTGTCACTGACGCTTATATAAGTTCAGATAACAAAGTAATGACTTATGTGTTTACTATTGCAGAATCAACCAACCAAAAGTGTCGCTTTAGTGCCAGCACAAATGGCACAATATTAACAGTATTAGGTGGCCCTAGCACAGCAGATGGTTATGGCACACTGCATGTAGGCATGACATTAACCAGCGACCTAGGACACACAGCAAAGGTAGTAGAATGGGTTGATGGTGTTTATGGTGGTAATGGGACATGGGCTGTAGATACTGACTTAGGTGTGTTAGCGGCTCAAGATTGGACAGGAACATTCCCAGTAACAGTTGAAGACATTTACTTTAACGATCAACGTTTGGAGTTTGATGGCACAGAAACAAACAAAGCTATCAAAGGACTCAAGTATGTAAACACACTGCCTTATACACCAGATCCAGCTAATCCAGGCCAATATCTACCAGAAGATGATGTAGATACTAACTTTAATGGCTTTGTTAATGTGTGGGTTTGGGCAGGTAACTCAACAGCCGCCAACAATATCCACGGCGGTGCAGTAGATGCATACACAGTTATTGACAACGGTGAGCGTTGGAAAGCACCAGACTTTACTTCAGACGATCGCAATGGCGAACGTGCCAGTGGTTTGATCTTTGCTGTATTGAAACTCAAGTATGACAGTGACAAAGGCTTTACTAGCTTGCCTAACATGACATTTAAACTAAGAAATAGTCTAGACAATCCAGCAGTGGCATTCTTTGATTACATGACATCAAAACGTTATGGCGCTGATCAGGGTGCTGATACTATTGATGCTGATGCACTAGGTGACTTTGCAAACTACTGTAATGAGCAAGTTGAATACACACCACTAGGCGAAGAAATTAGTTCAACACAAAAGCGTTATGTGTGTAACGGTATTGTTGACACTGGTAAGAAGTGTATGGAAAATATTGAAACAATGTTATTCAACGCCGCATGTTGGTTAACCTATGATGTCTATGATGGTTACTGGACAGTTAAACCCAAGCGTGATGATGATCCAGTATTATTCTTCAATGACAACAACATTGTCAGTGGTATTGATATTTCAGCTACACGCTTGGAAGATCTCTACAACATTGGTAAAGTAGAATACTATGACAAGCTGGTTAAAGATCAGCGTCAATATCTACAACTACCAATCAACGAAGAACTAAGAAACTACAATGAACCAGATAACTTCTTAGACCTAACCTATGACATGACCAACACAAACGTGCAAGCAGAACGCCTTGCTAACATTGAGGTGCGTCAAAGCCGCGAAGATCTTGTTATTACATTTACTGCCGCACACTATGCATTGCAGTGTCAAGCAGGCGATGTTATTCAAGTTGAAAACGAATTACTAGGTTGGACTGCACCTACATTCCCAGGTGGTAAAGAGTTCCGTGTTATTGAACTGCGTGAAACAGAAGATAATTCAGGATTGCACATGCAGGTTAAAGCACTGGAATACAATCCACAAGTATATGAAGACTTTAACATCAGTGAGTTCACTACCATTGACAACATTGGTATTATTGGACGCAGTTCAAGTTCAAACATTCCTCAACCAGTTGTTACTATCGGTGATATCAACAATAACACTGGTATTCCTAATTTCTCAATCACAGCAACTATTCCACAAGGCCTAAACAAAGGTCCATTTGATGAATTGCAAATTTGGTATTCTGAAGGCGATGACTACGCAGGACGTGGTGCTGACGTAAACTTAAAAGGTCGCTTTGAAGGTGCTAATGGTTTGATTGTTACATTTATTAGCCCACTAAGTTATGGTTCAAGACTGTGGGCAGAACTAGATATCAAATCAAGCATTTGGCAAGACTTTGGTGCAACATATGAATTCAAGAGTTTGCTAACAGGTTATGTTACTGGCTCAGGAGCAACAGGTAGGTATGGAACAAGTCCACAGATATTTTCAACTGTGCTTAACTTGTTCGCAACAGTCAACGATGGCGAATTTCAAGGATACATTGCAGATGATATACTTTATGTCATTCCAGCCAGCATTAGTGGAAATATACAAATTAACTCAGCCGTTGTCCCTGCACTTGATAACGATGATGATGAAATATTACCCGGCACTTATATTGAGTCTGATTTGGGCGTTAGTGGTAGCTACCAAACATACAGACTAAGCAAGAGCCAAACAGTGGCAACACCAGCAAGTCCAATAAATATATGGACGAAAAAGCCTTATCCTGCACAGGACACTTATCAGTTCTTGCAAAGTGTAAAACCAACAGCAAAACTGGCTAACAGTGATGGTATTTTGTTTGATGATGTTACTGAACTACCCACAGTGATTACCGCAGTTATCACAGGGTTACCAGCTAACAACGAAAACAAAAAATACTTTATCAAAGCAAGATTAGGTATTAATGGAGTATATGGACCGTTTAGTGACATCAACGAAGTTGACCTAGAAGTTCCAAACATTTATTGGGATCCAGATGCAGGTGCTAGAGATATTGCAACAGCATTACTTAAACAAGATATGGGCAAGATTAAAATCCCGCTCAATGGAATTTGGCAGCATCGTTCAGCACAATTCCTGGATCAAGGTAAAATCAAAGATGGTCCTTTACCTAACAGAACAGAAACAGAATGGACTCGACCAGGACATATTATGGACCTAGGTTCATTCACAATAGAAGAAGACCCAACTACGGCACAAGGCCTGGAAGACTTCCAGTGGCAAGACCCTAGTTTACAAGAATAGGAGATTTGAGATATGGCACTTCAACATCGCAGAGGTTTGAACAGTGAAAGACTAGCAATTACACCTGCAGAAGGTGAAGTTATTTTTGTCCTAGACTGGGAAAACTTTACAATAGAAGCCAAGACGGCAGGCTTTAGCATAGAATATATAGGTGCAACTGACACATGGTCAGCTGTAGGACATGGACGTCAAGAATTAGAACGCATTACATACACAAAGGAACAGATCGACACCTCATCACTTCCTTATATTAAAGAAGGATTAAGAGTGCTAGGTGGTTATATTGATGAATATCCAGAGGACACTGTATTACCACTAGGAACATGTTTCTTTTGCCGCAACGTAACTAGCACTACTTTCCAACTTAGTATCACTGAAGATGGTCCTATCATACCATTTGATGTGCATAATCAATTATATGCACCAGGAATTACATTTGCTTATGGTCCAGACGACATTGATGGTTGTCCTGTTGGGGAAGATGTTGCACCAGTATGGATTGGTGATGGCGTAACACCTGGAGGTAATCCAGTTGCTCCTTGGACTGTAGAAGAACTTTATGATACCTACATTAGAACCACAGAAGAACAAGACCCGCTATGGCGTGAACAAAATGGGTATCACAGTGCCAATGTGCTTGATAATTTCCAACATTTAGAATATGATTCATATAACAAGCGTTGGGTAAACAGAAATGATATGACTGTGCCAGGTTACCTTAATGTGTTTGGTAACACTGTTTTAGGTAGCGATGCTGTTGATACTATCCTATTACTTGCTAATCGTATTTCAACTCCAAATAACCTTTATTGGTATTGCGATGTTCAAGACGCAGAAGGTGTTGATACTCCTTACTTGTATTTTGATTGTGAAAATGAACGTATTGGTATAAAAACCGATACACCAGCATACACATTAGATGTGCGTGGTGATGCTAGAATTCGTGATAATGTAAGAATTCAAGGTGACGAATTGTTAATGGACAATACTCGTCCATTTATTACAATGATACCAGAATTGCCAACAGATGGCGTAAACTTTAAGCGTGGTTTGCGTGGTAGTGTTACTGAAGATGACTATTGGTTTGTTGGTGCTGGTTCAACTGGTGAAGATGATGGTTATTTAGAACTTTCAATTTCAGATAACGCCAGTGATGATCCAAGCAACGATACCCGTAGAGAAAAGATTATTGTTAGACGCTATGGCGGCAGTGGAATACCTTTCCCTGGTAATACACCATGGGGCGGAGCACCAGTAATTGATGAAGCAGAACTATTTGGCATTGATGGTTACACACGTTTCCCAAATAACTTCTATGTTGATGTTGACACACTTGCAGTTGATGCAGACAATGACAAAGTGGGTATTGGTAAAGCAAGTCCCACTTACAAATTAGACGTTGCTGGTAGCATTCGTGCAGACAGTGACTTACTTGTTAACGGTGGTGATATCACTTCAACTGCCACAACATTTAACTTACTCAACGACACAGTTACTACACTAAACATTGGTGGTGCGGCTACTAGCATTGTTGTTGGTGATGTTAACGGCACATTAATCCTTAACAGTTCTACAATTCGAGGCGCCAGCACAACACAAAACTTGTTTGATAGTGTAGCAACAACAGTTAATTTTGCTGGTGCGGCCACTACCATTGATATTGGTAGTGCATCTGGCACAACTACAATTAATCATGCTCTTACTGTTAAAGGCAGTTCAGCACTAGGCGATGGCGCCGCAGATGTGCATACAGTTACTGGCTCATGGGCAGTTAACACCAATGACATTTACGTTGAACAAGCAACAGGTAATATTGGTATTAATAAAACTAATCCAGCATATCGCTTTGATGTTACAGGATCAGGTCGCTTTACTGGTAGCTTGAATGTTGAAACAGATCTAACAGTTGATGGCAACTTTACAGTTCTAGGAACAACAACAAACCTAGACACAGTTAACCTAGTTGTTGAAGATAACATTATCCTAATCAACAAAAACGAAGCTGGCTCAGGTGTTACACCAAACGCAGGAACTGCTGGCTTTGAAGTTGAACGTGGCGCATTAACCAATGTCCTTTTCCTTTGGGATGATGCAGTTGATCGTTGGAAGTTTACCAATGATGGATCAACTTATACTAACTTACTGGTTGCTGGAGATTCACCAACCTTTGCCGGAGCCACTCTAGGTAATGTAACAGTTGGTGTCACTGATGATCAAACCGTTGATACTACCTCAGGCGATCTTGTATTAGACAGCACTTCAGGCGAAATACATGCCAAGGGCAGTTTCATTGCTGAAGGCAACCTATACACATATGACAACATTGTAGCACTAAACTATGATGTGCAGGCAGGTGCACCAAGTGAAAATGCAGGCATGCGTATCTATCGCGGTGATGAAGACAGTGTGTTAATTCGCTGGAATGAAACAGATGATCGTTGGGAATCAACTGTAGATGGCACAACTTATCTACAACTTCCCAATCAGAACCTAGACACTGACAGTGCTGTTGAATTTGATAACATCACACTAGATGGTATCTCACGTTATGGAACCACTCTATTAACCACAACCAGCACAACAGCAGATCAAGTGTTTGACACATTTAGCGCCAGTGTATGGCGCACAGTAAAGTATGTGATTCAAATTGAAGATGGCACAGACAGCCAAGCACTAGAAGTATTACTAACACACAATGGAACAACCAGTGTTATCACAGTTTATGGTAGCATTACAACAGCGGCAAGTGATCTTGCAACTTTTAGCTCTGACATTAGCGGTGGACAATGTCGCTTGCTGGTAACACCTGCAAGTGCAACCTCAACTAACTTTACAGCAAGTCAGAACAGAATAGCCTAAGGGAGAATGAACTATGGCAACTAAAAACTTTAAAGTAAAAAACGGTTTAGATATTGGTGACAATATCTCTATTGGTGATGATGCAACAATCACTGGAATTGACACAGATGATCTTCCAGTAGGTAGCACAAACTTATATTATACATCAGCATTATTTGATGCAGATCTTGCAACAAAGACCACTGATGATTTAACAGAAGGTTCAACAAACTTTTATTATGCAGAAGCACTT